AAAATCATCTTCTTCTGATCTTCCGAGAATTGAATGCCGGCACGCGACATCGCCGATAGATTCGCGATCGGGTCATTCATCGCCTTGCCTACCATGACGATCGCCGATTGCAGGTCCATTCCCATGCGAGCAGCCAAGTCCTGAGCGGCGATCATCGTCGGCTTGAATGCACCTTCGCGAATGTTAGTAAATGAGAGCAGCACCGAACTCGCGGCGATGGTTGCCTCGTCGCCAAATGTCGTTATGCCCTGGCGTTGTGCGGCGAATTTCTTGATCTCCTCCGCGGTCAGTCCGGCCTGGTGTCCGGTCGATTTCAGCGCGGCGGTTAGTTGTGCCTCGGCTTGCTCTTGTATTGCGTAAGCGGCGAGCGATTTCTTCATTATCGACGCGACGGCAGCAAATGCTGCACCGGCGGCCATCAATCCTACTTTGAGCGCCTTGGTGGCCTTTTGAGTCGCCTTCGTTTTCTTAGATACCCGATCCATTCCCTTCTGGAATCCGGCAGTGTTAGCCGTCACGTTCGTCGCGAGTGTCCAGGAGGTTGCCATCAGTGCCTCCCGTTCTTTCGCTGGCGGCCGGCGGCAACCCACTGCTTCGCGACATCATCGACGCCCTGGTCGCGGTCAGGAAGCTGAACGTCTTTCATCTCGCGGAAGAAATCGGACAGTTTCATCAGCTCGTCGATCTCGCAGTCTTTGTAGCCGCAATGCGATCGGCAAGCGTTGAAGAGACGATGAGCCATCCGACCGTTGAGGCCGCCGAGCATTCCCATCTTCTCGTCGGTGTCGAACATTCGCTCGCCGTCGCCATCGACGATACACCAGGACAGCAGCAGCCGGCGAGCGTTCATCAACGCATCGACACTCAGGCCATCGGCGGTCGCGATCGACGCCTCGGCGAATGTCATCTCGGCTTCGGTGAGGTCGCGAATCCGAATCCACGTCCAGCCGCCGAGCCAGATCCAGCGGTATCGGCGGCGGAATAGCCGCGTCACCTGTTGCCAGCTCTCGAGCCTCATGGCACCTCCACCTCGTCGAGATCGTCGAGATCCGGCTCGTCGTTGTCGATGTCCGCGGCGACATGCAGCGAGGCCGAATCAACGAGAACTTGAGGCAGGCCGGCGCAGCGTGTGATCGTCACGTCGGGATGATCGGCCTCTAGAATCTTAAATACCTCGTCGCGGATCGCGTCGTACACCGCCTGCAAGCATGGCACGCGAAACACGAGCACGCCGTGCTTCAGATTCACTTCGCCGAAGTCCCGAAACGCTCGACCGCAGTCGGGACAGATGCAGAAGTCCTGACAATATGCAGCGTCGCACGGTTCGGCACTTTCAATCTCGACGTCGCATATTGTCAGCTCGTGCGGTGATGCCGAGATCGGCTCGCCGTTGAGCATCTCCGGATCGCCGGCTTTGTCGCGTGCGATCAGCCACATCTTCTTGAGTTCTATTTTCATTTTTTTTACGTCGCGTTTGTTAGCGTACTTCCCTCGCCCCAGGTGAAGTTAACCGTGACCGTCGTGATCTCGTTATTAACACGAGCACCGACCGCGACGTTGGTGATGAATGCCGTCGTCGATGCCTCTTTGCTTGCGGTCGATTCGCCGGAGAGAGTCGGATCGGTGACGGTGATCGTCTCGATCAGCGGGCTGCCGTCATCGATCGCTGCACGCAATGCCTTGACATCGGACATCTTCGCGAGTCCCTCGACCGTCACTTCGTCGTGATCCATAACGTCGCCGGGAATGTAAGCTTCGACGCCATCGGTGAGATCGGTTTTCGCGACACGCGGGATTGTGTTGCTCGATCCGCCGATGGATGTAGCCGCGATTGAGATGGCGGTCGTGCCGAGCGTCAGAGTCGATCCGCCGCCGGTAAAAGGTACGTTTGCTGCTGCCATGATTGCCTCCTTAGGACTTAGGTTGGCGTGCTAGTTGTTGCTTCCTGATAAATGACATCCGCCTCGATCGGACTGATGTATCTGGTCTTGAGCGATTCGCCGACTTTCGACTGCTCGAATGTGGTTGACTGGTCCCGCGTTTGTATCCAGAAGATCCAGACGCTCGAGACGGTGCCGCGGAATGCGTTCAGTTCGGCCCGGATCGCCAGTCGCAGGGAGTTCGCGGCGGCTCGCGTCGCGGCATAACAGTCGATCACCAGCGTCTCGGTGACGACGCCGGCGGCTCCGGTATTGTGCGTTGGATCATCGGCTCCGAGCGAATCGATCGTGCATGCCGGCAGTACGAGCGGTTGCCGCTTGCTCTTCGTCCTACTGTCTGGATCGTATTGTGGGAGCACATCGGGAAACATCCGAAACGCACCGCCGGTCGCCTGAATGAGATCCGTGACGCCGGACTTGCTGGCGAGGTGCGTTCTGATTGTGGCTGTGATGTCGGCCATCGTTACGGTTTCTTGCTCGCTGCGATTTTCTTTGCGGCTCGCTTCGCGTCGCGTTCTAGTTTCTTGGCGATTCCCTTCTTGCCGATTGACGGAATCTTTGGTTCTATTTTATTTCTCGAAGGTAGTACCCACGGATACGCTCGAGTGCGGCCGCCGTTTGCGGTGACGTGTCCGCGTTCGAGCCACGCACCTCGAGCCGCCCATATTTTGCCCATCAATCCGACGCGGTGCCCGATGTCGCCGTGTTTACTCTTCGCCTTCCCGCTGAGAGGCTTCATCTTCGGCATCCGCCATAAATCCTTCGGCCAGCCAGTCGGCCCGCGTGTTGATCTTGTTTTATTGCCTATACTTTTCAGCCTGCTCTTCATCTCGGCTTTGAGTTGTCGAGCGACCTCCGCGGTAAATGCCTTTGCGTATTTTGTTTCGAGGTTATGGGGGAGCACGAGCATCTCGTGCGACGCTTTCTCCCAACCTACGGTGTTAAAAAAGACGCCATCTTTCTTTGCCATCAGACTTCCAACTCCTTGCACTCGACGACGAGCGGCTCGCGAGGTGACTCTGGCTCGAGCACCGCGACGACAGATAGCACGCGGTCGCCTCGCGTGAATCGGTTGAGCGGCGAGACTGCAACACGCGGATCGAGTTCGAGCGTGTGCGTCACAATCGCCTCGGTCTGATCGCCTCGCGTCGTTTCGGTCGCGGACTTCGGCGTGCTGCGGACCCATACCGTTTTGATCGGTGTCCAGTCCTCGATCGGTTGGCCGTTCGCATCGAGTGTCGCGTTGTCGAACTCGATCGACCATCGCTCATTACGTCGGCGTCCGGTGTATTTTGCGGCGATCATTAGTCGTAATGTCCTGGCCTGAACTTGTGATATATTCGAAGGTACTCAGGCAGCCGACCGATTCCCTTATTGTGTTGAGCCACCTCATCGACGCCGTGGTAGATCGCGTCGATGTGCTTCTTCATCGCGTATGACAGCGACTCCGGCACATCGGTCGCCGCGGTGCCGTAGCCGGCGACATAGGTGATCGTGACCGCGTTTGTCTTGCCGGCTTGCGTCGCAGGCCAGGATGCTGTCGGAGTTAGCCGAATGCGCCCTACTTCGCGAGTTGCGTCCACGTCGTAGTTGGCACTGGAGAAGGTCTGAGAGCTGCCGTTCTCATCGATGTAGGTGATGCTCGACACGCTCGAGAGCGGCGGTCGCGGCAGTTCGATGGTATCGCTCGCCGGGAAGGCGTCGAGAGTCATCGCCCAAGTTTGCTGTAACAGGCTGCGTTCAGCTTCGAACTCGCAAGAATCGCGAACCGATTTGATCAGCTCGGTGATGTCGCGGAGATCCGCCTCGCCGTCGATGCGTGCGAAGTCGCGGACCTGCTCAAACGATAACGGCTCCACGGTCGGATCGACCGTGCGGCTTAATCCATATGGCATCGCTGCACCTTTGCTAAGGTTGAATGCCGGCCCATCGAATCGCGTCGCGTCGAGTCGCTACTCGGCGGCCGGCGTTTCGTTGGTTTTCGGTTTTCGCTTTCGCGATGTTTTCTTCGTCTTCGCGTTGGGATAATCCGCTCGGCCACTTCGGACGAGTGCATCCGCCACGCCATAGGGCAGGCTGACATTGCTGCCAGCCGCCCAATGACGCCACGCGCGGCGAAGAACCACTGCATTAGGCATTTATTACGCTCCGGTTTTGAGTGCGACGATCGCCTTGGCGGCCGAGCCACTCGACGCCTCGTGGACGTTGATGTCGATCCGCTGCGTCACGCGAACGGTCGTCACATCCTCGTCGAAAGCGTACTGATCGCTGGTCGCGACCTCGATCTGCTGCCGATCGCCCAACATCACGCCGTTGACGAAGTTGCCGAAGTAGGCAGACTTTGTCGCGACGGCTGTGGACGTCGGCATCTGGCTCGAGAAGTTCACCGGATATCCGAGCACCTGGCGAGCGATTCCCGCAGATCCTTCGGCGGCGGTCGATCCACCCTGAGCGAGGAGCAGCTTTTCCATGACGCTGTGGAAGAAGGCTCGCGACACGATCCAGCTCGCACCCTCGTGATGCTCGTCGGGAAGCAGTGCGACCACATCCTCGATGTCGCCGACCGTGATCGCTCCCCAAGTGTTGCCGGTTCCCTGCGTGACGATGCCCGCAGATTCGACCGCCGTGTTGAGGCCCGTCTCGCTTCCGTAGGTTGCGGAGCCGTCGCCGTTGATCAGCTCGTTGTCGTTCTGCAACGCGATCTGATAACCGGCTCGGCGAGCGACGCGGTCCACGATGCCGACGATAGAGTCAGCGACGAGTTCGCTGCTCACCTTCGTTAGCGTCGCACGTTTGACGACCGACAATGCAACCTGTGCGAAGACGAGATCACTAGCGGTGATCGCGGTCGCTTCGCCAGGATAGTAGACCGTCTGGCCGGACGAGATCTTTGCCTCGTTCAGCGTGTCGGCGACCATCGGCACCACGTCGCAGACGCGGTATGCGAGGCCGACTCTCTCGAGGTACTCGATAACCGCCGCGGCGAGCGGATCTGGCACCGTGAATCCGCCTTGAGAGTTGGTGCCTTCGGTCTGAGCGTTGAAGACGACGCCCTTCGAGTCGGTGTAGCGGATGCCGTATTCGCGGCAGAAGTCCTCGCCGTGCTCGTAACCGAGCATCGCCATCAGCTGCATGCCGGCGGCGTATGCGTTTTCGACGGCGAACTTGCCGCCGAAGCACTGCATCCGGTCGAACGTGCGGCCGCGGAGGTTGAACGGCACATCCCACTGCGGCTCATTGAACGACTTGACCGGACGGATGTGCGTCTGCTCGACGACGTTGTGCACCGGATCGCCAGGTGCCGCTTTCGCTCGGTACTTCTCGAATTCGGCTGCTTCCTTGAGACGCGGCTCGAGCTGCTTGACTTTTCCTAGCAGATCCCGCTGCCGTTGAGATTCGTCGTCGGTCAGTTCGCGGCTTTTATCGCCGGCGAAGCTGTTGATGGCCTCGATCTCGTTGAGGCAGTCTTCGATCTGCTGACCGATTTCCTTCGTTGTAAATAGAGCTGGCATGTTTGCTTCCTTGTGATTGTGCCGGCGAGGCAACAAAAAAGAGCTGCGACGACGACGGGGAAAGATCCTGTCGGTCGGCCGCAACTCACATATGGAAGCATGCCAAGAGTTGTTGAGTTCTTAATATATCTTAAACGCGGGAATTTTTCAATCTCGACCAGCAGACCTGAGCCGCGACCTCGTAGAACCGCCGCTGGCTGATCGTCTTGCCGGTCGAGTTCTTCGATTTGAGCGGGATCAATTCATCGGCGAATCCTTGATCGACAGCCTCGGCTCCGGTGAACGTCGTGCCGTCGATGGTGCCACTCATCCAGTCCACGATCACTTCGAAGTCGTTGCCGCTGCGTTCGGCCAGCAGTTCGGCGATCTGATCGTCGGCACGTTCGAGCATCAGTGCGGACTCCCGCATCACCGGAGCATTGCCGGCGGCGATTGCCCAGGCTCGATGGATCATCCACTGAGCACCGGCTGAGATCCTGATCGTGTCCGCGGCACTGGCGACGATCGTGCCGGCAGAGTACGCCGTGCCGGTGACGTCGGCGATCACATCGGCGTCGTGGAGCACGAGTGCGTTGTAGACGCTCATCGCGTCGAATACGCTACCGCCTGGCGTGTTGATGTCCATGCGAATCGTGCTGCCGGAGAATTCGCTGATCGTTGAGACGAGCGAAGACGAGTCCATGCCGTCGAATTCGTCGCCGATCACGCCGTGCAGGAGCACACGCAGCTCGTCGTCGCTTTCGGTCGCGTTGAATGCGAGGTTCGGTTTGACGTTCGCTTTCACCGATTCGCTGACGGTCGCGAGAAATTGTGAGATGTTACGCATTGTAAATGCCTCCCAGTTCGAGGTTGATTAGTTGCTTTGCGTGCTCGCGGTACTCTTCGGAATCTCGCTCAACGCGGGATACGAAGTCGGCGGCATTGCCGTCGCACAGACTGAGCACCTCCTGCTTCCGTTCGACGCAGTACGCGGCGGCCATGTTCGGCGAGACTACCGGCTGCATCGTCTCAATCCATTCGGCGTCGTAAAACCCATCGAGCCAGGCGACGAAGTTTTTCTCAGTCAGCGACGCCTTGCGTAGTTTCTGGCATTCACGCTTCGCCATTGTGACGCATTCGGCGGCGAATAGTCTCGACGCCAGGTCATTCGACACGGCCGCGGCCGCCGGCTTTGTGTTCGGATTCTGGAAGTCGTCGCCGCCTGGTCGCGGGTTCATGTCCTCGAGCGAGCGGATCTCGTTGGGTGACAGCCACTCGCCGTCGCGTCCGATTCGGTACGCCTCGTATCGGCTCTTAATGTCGCCGCGGAGAAAGGCGGCCGTCTTCCAGTGCCAGTAGTGCGTCCGCTGCTCGATCTCGCGTGGACGTAGTAGCTTTCGCGTTAGTTCCTCGGTCCATTTATTGAGCCATCTGGCAAGTCCGCTTTGCAGATATATCTGATTCTGTTGTTCCATGTTCGCTCGGATCTCGGCCTCGATCGCTCCGAGCTTGAACGGCGGCAAGTTCAGCAGGCCGGCGGCTTCGCGTCGGTCCCACTTCTTCGCCTCGAGCCACTCGGCGTCGGCGTTGCTGACGCTCATCGGCGCGAACTTCATCCCCTCGAACAGGATCGCGATTCGTCCCGAGTTCGACGTGCCCTGGTGTAGATTCGCCCATTCTTTGCGGAGTTGCTGCCGTGCCTCTGGCGTCAGCTTCGCCGGATGTTCGAGCACGCCGCTCGGTCGAGCACCGTTTGCGAATGTTTTGTTGCCGTGCTTCTCGAGTGCCAGGCCGTGCCCTATCGTGTTCTTTGCTACCTCGACGAGCGAGTGCCCCCAGATACCGTCGCGGGAGAGTCCGCTCAAATGAAACACGTCCTCATATGCGAAGACGAAGGACTCGCTTTTGTTGCTGTTCGGTCGTTCCATTCGCGTCACAATGTGCAGCCTGCCGAGATCGTCGTAGGCGGGATACGTCGCGTCCGGCGGCAGCGGCAGCAGTTCTTGCGGCATCGATGTCATCTCGTTGCGGATGATCGCGGCGACGCCGTTACCCCAGAGGATCGCCCGCATCACCATCAGCTCGCGGAATGCGTGCGGCAGCGTGTCGCGGTTCGGTCGGTCGCGAATGATGCGGCTCGCCGGATGCTGCACATCCTCGGTCTTCTCGCTGCCGTCTCGCCGAATTAGCACGAGCGGCAACATTCCCTGATCGCCGGCGAGGATATTGATCCCCTGCCAGATCGGCCCGTGAGATAGAGCCGACTTCGCGTTGACGGTGACGCCGGAATCGGAGCGGCCGCCGCCGAGTGCATCGACCATCCATATATCAGGATTGCGGCTGTTTGTGTTCTGCGGCTCGCTGACTCCGCCGCCGTCTATATCGATCTGGAATGTTCCAGTGTTCATAGCATCAAGCCCTCGCCAGTTTCATATATTGATTCGTCTTTGCGTTCGGCAAACAGGCACTCGCTAAACGCCATCAGCACCGCCACCGCCGCGTCGATCTTGTACTCGCGAGATCCGCCCTTCGCCGGCATCAGCTCGTCGCGAGCATTCGGCACGGTCGCCAGGTTCGTCATCTGCCACGCAAGACAGCGGTCGCCGTCGTGCTGAATGTTGCCGGCGTGATACTCCTTAAGGAATGTTCGCACCGGCTCGTTGTAGTGCCGCGGCGATTGCGTAAATTGAAACGCAGCCTCGGCGCCGAACTCCTCGGCGAGCATCTGCCCGATCACTTTCGCGAATGCCGGATCGAATGCCCAAGTCTTCACACCGTACTGCGTGCGGATGTCGCACAGATCGCGGTACATCGCCATGAAGTCCACACTATTGCCGGGATGCTCGACGAGCCAGCCGCTCGAGATCCACTCGGCGACCTGCGACGTCCGTAGGTGCTTTGGACGCTCGCTGCAAGTGTATGATCGGCTGACGATCTGGTAGGGATCTTTCGGAACGACGACGGCCCAAGACGAGAAGTCATCGGAGCGACCGAAGTCGATACCGCCGTGCGAACTCTCCGCACTCTTGCACGGCTCGCCGGCGAGGTCGTTCCAGCGGTTCGCGGTGATCGGCTTGTTGCGTCCCTGAACGCGGCGGTTCGCGTGGAATCTGATAAAGGTATTCCGAGTCTCTGGCCGATCCTGCATGTCGGCGGCTTGCTTTGTGAGGTACTCGTGCGATGGGAATTCCGGATAATTCGGATTCGCTTTAGGCCAGTTCGCCGGATCAAATGGATCGTCATCTTCGTCGATGGTTGCGACGAATGCGAAAGAATGATCCGAGACGATCTCACCGGTCGCGACGCCCTCGAGCACGCCGGCATTGAAGGTGTCCAGTCGTTCCCACAACTCTGAAAACTCGTCGCCCGCGGTCGTGATGATCAGGATCAGCTCCTGTTCTCTCGCACCGCCGGCGGTCGTTAACTTCTCGTACAGCCCCTCGTGCCGCTTTCGCCAGGCGTGGATCTCGTCGAGGATGCCGGTCGAGAGGTCGTAACCGTCCGACGTCGCGGAGTCCGAGCCGACCGGTCGTAGAATTGAGTCCGGTTGGTAGGGATCTTGCAACATCGTCTTGACGGACTTCATCATTATTCGGAGTCGCGACTTGAGCGGACCCAGTTCGGCCATCCGTTGTGCCTGCCGGAATACAATGTCGCGAGCCTGGTCCTCTTTCGTCGCGACGTTGTAGACCTCGGCCGCGTTCTCTCTTGGGTGATCGAAGACGAGCTGCTTCAGACTGACGCCGGCGGCGAATTCGCTCTTGCCATTCTTGCGAGCCATCGAGAGGTATGCTTTGCCGAATCGCCGGCAGTCGTTATCGCGGCGACGCCAGCCGAAGATGTTCCATAGAATGAACGCCTGCGACGGTGTCGGATCGAATACCTTGCCTCGCCATCGTCCCTTCGTGTGTCGCAGGCACATCGGGAAGAACTCGATCGATTTGGTCGCCAGTGCTGCGTCGAAATAGTATCCACGCTTACCGGCCTGCTCGAGATCCTCGAGGTGTCGCTGGACCGCGAGCTTGACGAGTCGGCCCGTGATGACCTTGCCGTCCATGACGCCGTCGCAGTAGCGTTTCACGATGTCGCGGTATTTGCTCAATTATGACTCGCCTCGAGTATTGCCAACGGATCTACGTCCGACATATTCTCGACCGCCTTGAGTTTGCAGCGGTCAGCCGGCGTCAGTCCGAACTTGGCACCGGCCGCCGTAAACTGCTTCCAGCAGACACTGGCGGCGCAGAGTTTGGTGTACTTAACTTTAAATTCAGTCTCGTCCTCGGCGGATCGCATCACTTCATGCCACTCGCTGAACCAGCGGCACATCCCGGCGAGAGCTGCGAAGTCGCATCCCGCCTGGAACTCGGCAGGCCGACCGGTGAGTACCGCATCCCACAGTTTCCCGGCGAGCGGCGAGAGTCCGCGAGGTTTCTCCGGTGCTCCATCGGCGAGGCGGATGTCCTGCCGATCTTTGTGCCGCGTCGGATTGTACGTGCCGTCGCGAAGGTGCTCGGCTGTGCTCTTTGGTGTGCGTGCCATTGTGATTCCCTCCTAGTTGGGTCGCGACATTCGCAATTTTTTTC